GAAGGAGTTAAGATGAAAGAGTGGTCAAACGAACGTATCCATTATCAACCAAAGATAAGAAAAATGGCTATTGAACATGCGATGGAGCAATATCGAGAATCATTCTGGTATTATAGACTCCTAAAGAAATTGCATTTAATTAGAAGAGGAGATAAAGATGGCACATGAAACTAGATTCTTAAGAAATAAAGACCTTATTAAACAAAATAAGCTTGACCTAATAGGTATAGTAGGTCTGGGCGGTATAGGTTCATTTCTTATTCAGTCATTAGCAATAATGGGCTGGAGAGATTTATTCGGCTGGGATAATGATGTGATTGAAGCACATAATCTTAGTTCTACAGCATATCCTGTAAAATCAGTAGGTGAAAAGAAGACAGACGCAGCCAAAGAGCTCTTTGCTAATTATAGTGAAGGGTGGCAAGGAATCGCAACAGCTGGAAATTTTACTGATGAGAATATACCTTATCCAAAACAGATAGTATGTACCGACAATATGGAATCAAGAAAAATGGTATATGAAAAATGGAAGAAACAATTAAAAAAGAGACATCCACGTGAGTTGTTTAAGGATTCATTCTTTATAGACCTACGTATGGGTGCCACTAGTGTTGAGATGATAACCGTGACTCCAGATAATGATAATTATATGGACCACTGGGTACCATCTTATGACATTCCTCCCGCACCGTGTTCAATGAAACACACAGTATTTGCAGCTCAATATATTGCAGCACTTGGTATATCTCAGGTATACAATTTAGTTGCAGGGCTTGCATTTTATGACTACATTTGGACCAGCCTGAACCCAAATATGGTCAAATTTGGTACTTTAATAATTCCTAAAATAGAGGAGGTATTAGATGATAGAAGTGAGGAAAGTAAGCACAGATTGGATGGCAATGCCGTCCGGACTGACTTATCTCATTATCGGTCAGCCTAAAACAGGTAAAACGACAGCTGCATCAAAATGGAGTACAAACGGACAGGACGGTGTTATCGTTCTGGACACAGACTTAGGGTCTGACTTCGTTGATGGTGTTAATGCTGTTACAGTTACCTGTTTAAATACACCTGAACGTCCCGTATTAAAAGACGGGAAACAGGTAGTGGCAAATCGAAAAGCACAAAGTGAAGTAATTCCACCGGAAGAACGGGGCTTTTCATATCGTTCAGGCGATATGAAAGGTACCCCTATGCCAGTTTACTCTTTAATAGAGTGTTATAACTGGTTAGCTACCAAGTGGGATGAACTCCCGTACGATACTATAGTTATTGATACTATAAACGAGGTCAATCTTTGGATTGAAGCTTCGGTTATACATGAACTTGGTATCACAGCTATGGGAGAAGGTCAATGGGGAGCTGATTGGGGAAAAGCCAAGCGTAAGAACTTGGATATAATCAAGAAGTTCCAAGACCTTATAAAAAAGAAAGGCGGAAATCTGGTATTAATCAGCCATGCTAAATCAACGGTAATGACCGATGGTAAAGCACAGCTGGCACCAGAGCTCCCACGTGGACTCGGATACGGTCTGGCTGCCAAAGCAGACGTAATCGGGTATACTACGGCATCAAAAGAAGATGGTGAATACAATATCTCATTTGAAGCATATGATGAGAGAGTAGTAGGTAGCAGATTGCGACCTCTTGCTCAAAAAGTATTGCCCCTTAGCTATGATGCTATAACTAAAGAAATATTAAGTTATAAGGAGGAAGAATGAGTACAGCTCGTTTTCGCCCAGCAGAACTTGAGACTAAACAGATAGGTTCTAAATTCTTAGGTTTCTGTAATGTTGGTATTATTGATTGGGAAGATAGAGCAGACCAGTTTGACTGGGCTGATGTCTACCTAGTTGCAACTATAGTTCCAGAGGGTTCACAATACTCTCAGGAATTTAAGATTGCAGGTTCTTATGATAAGGACCATAAAGGTAATATCACCACCTGCACATTATTAAAGAGACTTTATTGGCTCTTTGATGTGCTTGGTTTTGATGGAGGACCGGATATAAACGGTATCATGGTAGACGGAGAAGGAGAACCAATTGATTTGGTAGCTTATTTCTCTCAAAATCATGTCACAAATCCATTAGAGCCTAAACATGAGTACACATGTTACATCTATAAGGAAGCCGGTCGTAAAGACCCTTCTAAGGTGTATTCTACTGTATTCCCGAAACTAGTACACAATACTCCATCCGGACTAAAGGACTTAGAAGGTTATATATCTTTCATGAAGTCCAAAAATCTTATAAAGGAAGTATCTGAACTAGATATCGCAACAGACACAGACCCGACGCCAGATAATGGCGTACCGGCACCTTCTTCAAAAGGTCCTGTTAGGTTCTAATGTTCGTTGAATTGGCAATTGGGAGTCCCTCTAAAAGGGGGACTCTCATTCCTGAAGAAGATATATGGGATATAGTCTATGAGAAAGGAGCTACTCAGGCAGTATACAAAAGTGTATACAGATACGATGAGGATGCTCTTGAATTCGTCAAGAAAAGTGGTAGTATAAAGAACTTCTTAGGAACTAGATACATTACAGAAGTTCCCATTGACATTGACAAGGGAGATAATTCGGATGAATTTACATTAGAACAGACCAGACTTATAACTGACTTCTTATTTAAAGAATTAGGTTTAAAGGACGGTAATTACGGTATCTATTATAGTGGTACAGGCTATCATGTAGATATTAGTGCCAACTGTTTTATGTTTCCTCCGGGTCCAGAACTTCCTTTCATTGTTAAACAAACCATGATGACGCTATTAAAGGACTTTAGACCTGATATATCTGTCTACACACGTACAGCTATCATTCGTCTAGCACACACACTCAATGTTAAATCACAATTATACAAGATTCCTCTAACTGTAGATGAGCTACATAGTACTGTAGATAATATAGTATCATTAGCAGCAGACAGAAGATTGGACTCTGGTGTAAAAGAGTTGTGGGGTGATGGAAGTTTAGAAGAACATGTCGTTAAGGAAGTGCCTGAAGTAAAGAGTATGCAAAAAGTTTCTGAGCCTAATAATGTTGTTCCATGTATACAAACTATGTATAGACGTGGACCAGTACAGGGCACTAGAAATAATACTTTACTAAGAATTGCATCTCATTTCAGAAGACACGGACTACCAAGCGATGCAGCTAAGGCTGCCTTATTACATTGGAACGACAACAACCTTAATCCACAGGTGGTTATTGATAAGGTCGAATCAACATATAACCACGGATATAAATATGGTTGTCAGGATGAACTAATGGTAAAAGTATGTGAACCAAAATGTATATACTATAAAAATAAAGATTATCTAGTAGATGTTATGACATCTGACGACTTACAACAAGACCTAGAAGAAAGAATAGAGTCTGATTTTACTGGTAGAATGATAAATCTTGCTGAAATGTTCGGCTTTGTAAATAAAGATTGTTCAGTCTATCCGGGTGAATTGATGACAATATTCGGACCCACTGGAGCTAATAAGACAACTTTAGCTCAGAACATTGCACTAGGCTATGATTTCCTTAATGATGAAATAAGACCAGAATGGCAAATGCCTACACTATACTTATCATTAGAGTTAAGTGGCTGGTACCTTCATCGTAGAAATCAACAGATTGTAAGCGGTATGAATAAAGATGATGTCATCACTAATTATAAATATATAGGTAAAAATTACAACCAGTTCTTAAAACATGTAAATGTACAGACAGTCGCTCCTAATACTGATTCTATTACCAAACAGATAAGGGAGCTTCAACCACGACTTGTTATTGTTGACTACATTGATTTAGTAGAAACACCTAGGGGAATAAATGGAGAGTATGAGTCAATTAGGTATATTAGCCATTTTCTTTCCAACCTAGCGGTCAATAGTGACATAATAATTATTCAGGTTTCTCAAACCTCTAGAGATTATAGTAGGAATCAGATACTTGATATTTATGCTGGTAAAGGCAGTGGTGCAATAGAGAATGCATCTAGAAAGGTACTCGGTATCAGTGGCTTACAGGATTCTCCTGAGAAGAAGATATCGTTATTTAAGAACAGTGATGGAGACCTATTTGAAATAGATGTCAATTGGACACCATCATTTAGGTTACCCATAAGGAGGACACAATGAAAAAATATGTAGTTAAAACAGAAGTAACTGCATCAGTCAAGATGGCTTTAGTAGAGCTCGCTCAAAGAAATAAGCGGTCTTTAAAGAAGCAGGTCGAACACATGCTTGAAGCAGTTGTTATTGATAATACTAGACTCGGCGGAAGAGGTGAACATGTCAAAACAGACAACTCGTGAGCTTGTCGGAGAGTATATAGACCTCGAAATTCAGGCTGAACATGCGTCTGATGAAGAGATTCTTGATATATCCGATAAACTTACAACACTTAAAGGCACAATAAAGCGTAAGGTTGATGGTATAGACTACTTTATGGTAGAACTAGACCGTAAGCTGCACCTTATTGATGCAGAAGTTGAAGCTATAAAGAAAGAAGAGGCTCGTCTAAGAGTCAGACGTCGTGCAACAGAATCATTAAAGAAGTACTTTAACGGAGTTCTTATACCCATGGTAGTAGACGAAGTTGGAATAAATGGAGTCTATGAAACTGATACAGCAAGATATAAGCTGTTTGAAGCATGGGGACCAGTAGTAGTGGTGAACGAAGAAGAAGTGCCTAATGATTTTAAAAGAGTCGTTATGACAGAGTCTATTGATAAGAAGAAAGCTCGTGATATCTTGTCAAGGGGGACCAAAATACCGGGACTCCATATTGAAAAAGTTAAACGGGTCAAGCGTTCATGAAACAGATTGGTATAATTCCATTTGTACATATATCCTTACCATATGGTGAAGAATATAGAGGTGCTTTCATTACACTGTTCAATATATTTCAGATAGGTGTAGTGGTGGATAACGGATTTGTTGATTTATCAATATCTTTCTGGAAGCTAGGAATTCATTTACATTTTGTAATTGAGGAGGAAAATAGATGCCTAGAAATAAGAAAAGACAAAAAGACATAATCTTAGAGCTATTGCAGGGAGGTGTTAGTGTAACACCTATGTTGGCTTTGAATAGATGTGGTTGTTTCAGACTTGCAGCTATAGTACATCAGCTTCGAGACGAGGGACATAATATTGAGACCCATCGTATAAAGAGTCATACCGGAAATAAGTATGCAGAGTATAAGCTGGCGAATTCCCAATTTGCTAGTGCACTGTAATTCTTATAGGGGAGAGGTTTGTGGAAATTCCTCTCCCCATTCCCATAGAAAGGAGGAATTTTAGATGGCTAAATTAAAACCTAAGAAATCGTTTACTGTAAAAGAAATGAACGAGAGGATAAAGAATCTTAATAATTACATAGGTAAAACTCAGATAGTAATGTTTTATAAATGGATGTTAGAAGAAGGTAAGATAAGTGAAAACGGAGCAGCAGTTAGGCGTATGAAAGAGTTACAATTAGATAGTAAACGTGATAATATTTTACACTCAAAGCACATAAATACTGCGACAAAAGATATTCTAATGGACAATCTTGATAAAGAAGGAGTCGGAGATGCAAGAACCTCAGGATGGCGCAATTCAGAAACTAGACAAAAATAAATTCAAAGATGTATTGTATCCTATACACAAAACTTACTGGCAGAAAGCTTATAAAAAGTTATCAGCTAAGATGAGTACGCTTTATAGCAGTCTAAAGAGAAGAAGTGAAGAACACTCTGTTGAGTTCAACATAGAACGAAACGATATAAGGAAGTTATTTTACACTACCTATGGCAATAGCTGTAAATACTGCAGCAGACAGCTAAATTATCGCAATATAGCGTGTGACCACATTATTCCGCTTAGCAAAGAAGGTCCAACTACTGTAAAGAACCTTCAACTTATTTGTAAAGCTTGTAATACCAGAAAAGGTCCTCTCGATGAGGACGACTTTGATGTGCTTATTCAGTTAGTACAGGAGCTTCCTGACGAAATTAGCGCATACGTAATGAAGAAGCTCGCCAAAGGAGGTCGTTACTAATATGAGTAACTGGCAATTTGAAACAGGAGTACCAATTCCACCTGTAAATACTCGACATACTGGAGCTTATCGTTCCAAATATATGTTCTTAACAGAACTTAATGTCGGTCAATCAGTTTTCATTCCAACACAAAAGTTCAAACCACAGTTGGTTAATCAAGCTTGTCTTAGATTTGCTAAAAAGCTTGATAGGAAGTTTGTGACAAGACGTAGAACTGAAGAAGGTAAATACGGAATCCGGGTATGGAGAACACGTTAAAATCTAATCCAGAACGACGACTTACAGCTACTGTAGAAGAAATAAAGCTTGTTTTATCGGCTTTACATGTTCTACATGAACGTGCTTATCATGAGAATGATATGAACTTAGCTAAGAAGGTGATGAGATTAATAAACCTCATCAAAGAGAAGTCTAGATGGACTAAAGAAGACGAACTTACTCTGATTAATTAATAATAATAAGGGGAGTATAAGGCTCGTGTTGGCGCATGGCATGGTGAATACACACGAAAGTATGTGGGTGTGCACTAGATTATCATGCTCCCCTTACGATTTAGGAGGATGAATGGAAGTAGGTATAGCTAAAGAAACAGTAGAAACACCAACTTTTTATGACACAATTAAATCAATTCTTGAACCTTATGTAGGACAGCAACTAAATTTTGATGATGAATGGCTGGAAATATCAGGTAAGTTAACTTCAGCAATACTTAACACCTATGAAGTAAAGGTTAAAGAATTACTTGAAGAAACCTTTAATAACTCGAAGAATGAGCAAGGGAACTCTTCAAAGCATAGCTAGAAGAGAATGTGCTAACTATAACAATAAGTTATGTTTAGGGATAATCATGCAGTCAAAAAAGACTAAAGAAGGTACAAAATTATATATGTGGGAGGATGATGATATGGCAGGTAAGCCCTGCTCAGTGGAAAAGGGCTGCGGTTATTTCGATAATATCGTGACACCCGGACTCTAAGTCCATGCCATAGCTAAGTCACGCAGAGAGGGGGGGCGTTAGCCCCCCTTTTTTTGATTGTTAGTGAAAGGAATCGGGTTTAAAGACAGCTAAATAATAAGCAACAGACAGCATTATGCTGGCAGTTCCTAACATAACCCACCCAATATCAACACAAATCAAGATTCTTCTCTTGTTGGAGTAAACCACCACCAACCATTACCGTTCTTCTTAAAAAGTTTCTGTCTATCCTTCTGCCATTTCTTATCTTCAGGAGCATCTTCTTTATATTGCCACCCCCTGATAGCAGTTCTCCAAGCATAGCGTTCTTTACTTACTCTACTCATAAAGCATTAGGGCGCAGGGAGGGTGCAGGGAGGATTC